GTGAGCATAAGCCGTCCATGACATGCTACTACCGTGATGATGAATTTCTTGAGGTAGGCCAATGGTTGTACAACAAGTTCGACAAGATAAGTGGAGTATCGTTCCTCCCTTATTCCGAACATACGTACCAACAGGCCCCTTACGAACCCATAGACTTAGAGACCTATGAGAAGCTGAAGAAGGAGTTTCCTGAGTCCATCGACTGGGCAATCTCAGAAAACTCTGACATGACGGAAGGGTCTCAGCAGTTAGCCTGCACCGGCAACAACTGCGAGTTGTAACTTACGGGGCTTCGGCCCCTTTTTTACTCAGGTTTAATTATGAACATCAAGCGTGACATCGAAATACGAATCAAAGTTCTTGAGAACAAGTTGACTAAGTCCATACCTGCTGCTCGCAACAACGAGATACGTGGAGAGATTATGGGCCTGAAGTGGGTACTAGAGCGTCTCTAGCGCTCTTCTTCTACTTCACCAAAACCAAGATTACCCAAAAGCATACCCGCCCCTGTATTCTGAAGTCTAGCCCCTGTAACGGCTCTAGGATCAGCCTCAAGGTTGGCAACGTCCTCAACAATACTCTTGTAACCAGTGTCTCTAGCAGCAACCTCCTGTCTAGCAGGTATGTCAACTTCTCCTGAAATAGTAGACCTTGGTTTAGCTGATTTAAGATCAAACACAAGAGGAGGAGTAGCAGAAACTACCCTGTTAGGCATGAGTTTTTCTAGAGGTCCTCCGATTACAGGCGCGTTCTCTAGGAAATTGTTTTCGTCAGAAACAACAGCAATTAGCTTACCTTCAGGAGTTAATTTAGCTACGTAGTTAACACCGCCTTCAGTAATTGCAGTTCCTTGGTACGAACCTGTTATATAAAAACCACCGTTCTTTTCGACATTCTTTAGTATTTCTGCGTCGGTTTTGCCCATTGACGGATGGATGCTTATCTTCGAAGACTGCAATCCTTCTAATATTTCTACATTTGAAGGGCTTTTGTCAGGGCCTATGATTCTTTTAAGAGCAGTCATAGGAGACCCTCTCTTCATAGCAAAGTCGTAAAGATGGTTTCCTGTTTGTCTTGACGTGGGTGACTTAATATTAATAGTAGGAGAAGGAGCGTCTGCAACACTAACGCCTCCCCTTCCTTTCCACACGTTACCTACATGCTCACCAAAGAACTTAAGGTCTTTTTCTGACACTTCTCCCAGTGCGTCTGCTTCTTTAATAAGACGACCATAGGCCTGAGGCGTGTACTCTACAGTGTCACTAAGATAACTAAGCCTTCTAATGAGATCCAGCCCCGACTCCGAAGGGCCTTCAAAACCTACACGACCTTGAGTCAAGAAACTTTGTTGTCCCTGTGATATAACTTTTGATGTGTCTCTTCCTGAAACACCCTTGGGATTTTCTAGGGCTTCTCGTGCTACCTGTCTTGTTGTAGGGTCTACTCCTGTAGTAGCTAGTAATGCTCTTCTTTCAGGACTAAGAATATTTAGAGTTCCTTGTTTTGCGCCTTCAAACGCCCAAGCAGCAAAGTCTGCCGCCCTTTGTCGAAACTGCTGTGCTTCTACAGGGTTACTAATCCCTCTAAGTTTGTTCGCTATTCTTTGCCCATACTTGGGTATCAACTCAAACCTTTTAGCATACTTTTCTTTGTTTTCAAAAAATTCAATATCTTTTTGAGTAGGGTCTGCGTCAATTTGTTTTCCTTGTTTATTAATCATAGGTTCCCCTGTTTCGGGGTCTATTTTTTTAGGCATGTCTGTGGGGCCGTAGTGGTTAGGTATGTAGTTTCTAGGCCCCGTTAAAAATCCTGTTTTTGCAAGGTCAAAATTATCAATGACAGCGTCTGCTGCTTGATTTATCATTTGGCTACCTTTTTTGAAAAGACCTACTCCAGCGTAATTTGCGGGGGTTCTTGCTTCATTTAAAACAAAATTAGGAATTGTATTAAAATCTAACTCTTTTTGACGAGGACCATCAAGAGATATTCCTAAAGACCCTGTATAAACAGGGCGAACGTCAGGCCCTAAAACATCAGAACCGCCGACAGGACTAAACAAAGACTCAACAACAGGAGCAAGAAAAACAGAAGCAGCTTTCTGCGCTTGCTGTCCGTAAGTCTGTGCCTTAGACCCTACCCTAGAAGCTCCCCTACGTAACGCTAGGTATTCTTCGCGTTTCTTCTGAAAGTCACTCACTATCTTCTTCCTTAATCTCTTCACGAGTCTGGTCAATAAGGTCAACGATAAGCATTCTGTCCATCTCTAGTTCTTTTAGAGCAGTGCCTTTAGTAAGAGGTATGGCTTTGTCAATAGCAGAAAGCATACTTGAGTATATTCTAGCCCTGTTTCTAGGCTTCAGGGCTTGTACGCCCGTGTACACTGCAGTGCCAAGCACTCCTGCAGCTGTTGCAGGCACAGCGCCTCCTATAGCCCCTAAACCTACAGTTCCCGTAGCTCCTAAGGCTAAAACAGTGTTTGGCAATAAGTCAACAGCTTTTAAAGCACGTACAGTTCGACTAATAGCGTCTCTGCCTGATGCGTTACGCTTAGGTAGTATGTCCTCCATAGCTGTAAGGCCGTGGAACTGCTTGGTCAACAGGTTGTGTAGTTGGTCTCCACGGGTGTTGGCCTTAAGTGTGTCGTTAAGTACACCACGTATTTTTCTGGCGGCTATACTGCGAGCTTTTGGTGTTCCGCTGAAGTCGTTGATTAAGTCGTCAAACTTACGTCTAACTTCTAGTACACCTACTAGGTCAGAGCCTCTAGATTTTGTTGATTCAAGAACAATCTCTGACAACTCAGCAAGCTGCTTTTGTATGTCTCCGCTTGCTATACGGATAAGGTCGTCACTCAAGACTTCTTCAATTGCTCCTTGCATGTCCTTTAAAAATTTGTCCGAATCAATGGCCTTGTTTTGAGCTGTTATGATCTTATCAGTTGTTTCTTTAGCCGCGTCTACTTCCTTCTGTATTTGTCTGTAGTTGTACCAATACGAACGGTTTGGCTTTACGCCCTTCATGTTGGTAACTGTGTCAATAACTAAGTTATCAAACTCCTGAGGTTCCCACTTTGCTGTACGTAAGACACCTTTTTCTTCAAACACGTCTCGCATCTCTGGCGTCACTGGTTCCAACAAAATTTTAACGCCGTTTCTTTTGTTTTCTCTAACAAGCTTTGTGGCTTCTTTTTGTGCGCCTCTTTTGGCTACGTCTAGTTTAGGTATGTCTGGTCTAGGGCTGAACAAAAGGCCTACGTCCACAGCGGACTCAAAGCGTTCTGCTGCTTCAGGCATACGCTGTTTAAACGCTTGGTAGCCTGCGTCGCCTAAAGAAGCTGCTTGAGCCGCTAGTCGGAAGGTTTCAGTGTCTTTGATTCTGTCGTAGACTGCTTCTGCTCCTTCCTTAACTGAATTAGGAATCCAAGAACTAAGATAGGTAGACAATGTTGCACCGCCTGCCCTAGCTGCCTGAGAGCCTCCAATGAGGGCTAACTCTGGTGCTTTATAAAGCTGCTCTAGAAGGCTTGGGTCGTCTCCCATAATAATTTGTGCCCTACGAGACACCTCAGGACCAAAACGCTCTAGTTCTCCCCTGAGGGTTTCTCGTGCAGCCATCTCAGGGCCAAACATGTCACTAACAGAAGGAGTAGTAGTAGGCGGGCCATAAAGGTCTGCAGCAGCTTGAGCCAACTCTTGTGCTGCTGCTTGATTCCCTGCCGCTAAAGCAGACTTAATAGCCTGTTGATACTGCTGTTGTGTAATTTGCATAAACGCCTCTTACTATTGCATTGCTTGCTGTAAGTACAAATTAGCTTCGTCAGACAAACCCGGAACAGGCTCAAAAGGACCTGTAGGCGTGACTTCGGGTTCCACTCTTTCTGGAGGCATGTCAACCAGAGGGTAGAAAGCCATGCCTGCTTTTTCACTTCCTTTTAGTTTGCTGTCTACCGCCCCTCTAAGGGTGTTGTACTGGTTGATCGTTCGTACATTTTGCTTTCTAATAGTAGTCAAAAGGCTACGCATAGTTTCAGGACTCATTCCAATGTCGCCTGCTACTACTCTTTCTGCAAAAGTTCTGTCCGCATCAGACAAACCCGTACCAGCACCCAAGTTGGTGATGTAGTCAGCAACACGAGCACCTGCTAATGAAGCGTATTCTTCCGTGTTTTCAATCTGGTCTGCGGCTGATATGTCAATGCCTGCTACACGCGCTGCTCTGGCAACGTCCATTCTAAACGTAGCGCCATAGCCTGTAAACATGTTGTCAATGTTTTCCAAAGATGTGTCAATAGACTCAACACTAAGTACAGCCTTGTTTGCAGCATCAAGACCGTCCGACAATCGACCAACGCCTTCACCCATAATTTTTTCAGCCAACGTGCCGCTGAGGTTTTCAATACGTTGAATTTCAGGTGGCGCTCTATTTAGACCCAGTTGTTGAGCAGAAACCCATGTGTTGTTCTCTCTGTCGTACACCTGTCCTCCTTCGGTACGAAAAGGCATTACTTTGCCGTCTTTTAAGAAGAACTCAATGTCGCCACCACGTTGACCTGTGAGTACGTCATTAAACACTTGGTCAGGGGCCTGAGCCAACCCTAGTTCATTAAACAGTTTGTCACTGATACCACGCTGTCTAGCCAACTGCTTACGTTGGGCTGGTGTTTGCGTTGGCATGTTCTTGAGGCGGTAGTCAATCATAGTGCCTACAAGATCACCAAGTTCCTTATTGTCAGTCACGTTTTCAATCTGAGCCGCTAAGTCGTCAAGACCAAGGTTTTCAGCTTGAGATTTGATTTGTACCTTGCGGTTGTCTAAAGCTCTTGCATTTGCTTCCTGAGTTGATAAGTCTCTAGCAGCAGTGGCAAGCTTAGCTGCATTTTGTAAATCACCTTGTGACTGATAGTACTGAGCTAACCCTGCAAGACCTTCAACAGTATTGGGATCAAAACCAGCTAGTGTTTCTTTCCTTTCTTTTTCCTGTTGTACAGCACGAGTAGTTGTGGGCATTTGACCAATAGCCTGACCTACTTGAAATAAGCCCTGACCAAAGCTGGGCCTTGTTAGAGATTGTAAAAATCCTTGTGAAAAAGTAGCCATTGTTTAGTCCTTCTTAAAAATATCGCCTAAAATGTCATACAACGGGTTGCTTTGGGAAGGAGCTAAGACGCCTCCCAAAAGCCCAGTGCCCAACTGACCGTACAAATCGCTTTGACCCAGTGCCGACGACAGAAGTGCCTGTAGTCCACTCATCTGCGCCTGTCCGAACAAACCAGCGCCCTGCAACTGACCACGCTGGGCTAGTTCTGAAATAGGCAGTCCTGCTTGTAGTACGTTCAGAGCTTGTGCCTGTGGCAAGTAAGCAGCGCCAAGCGCACCTGTGCCTAGCTGTTGTTGCAGCTGTTGCAGTCCTAGACCACCGCTTAGGAGTCCTTGACCCGCAGTCAACGCCTGTAGTGCCTGTTGTTGTCTTGCAGCGTCCAGAGCTTGCTGTTGTCCTGCTAGGTTTGCACCAAGTCCTGCAAACTGTGCGCCAAGGCCAGCCTGTTGAGCCTGAAGACCTCCCGCAAGTTGAGCCAACTGAGCAGCTTGACCAGCAGCAGTAGTAGCCCTTCCAAGGCCCTCTGTTTGCAAACGTGACTGAATTTGCTCCGCAGACAACCCAAGCTGTGCAAGCTGTGTAGCCCGTTGTTGTGCCTGAGACTCCAAAGCAGACTGCGCTTGTTGCGCCTGTAAACCTGCTCCTGCTAACTGCATCTGACGCCCGAAGCCTTCAGCTTCCATACGTGACTGTACTTGTTCAGCAGACAAACCAAGGTTAGCAAGCTGGTTGGCTCTTTGTTGTGCCTGAGAACGCAACGCTGACTGAGCCTGAGCAGCTTGTATGCCTGCCTGACCCAACTGAAGTTGTCTGCCAAAGCCTTCCGACTCAAGCTGTGCCTGAACACGGTCTGCAGACAAACCAAGGTTAGCAAGTTGCTGCGCCCTTTGTTGTGCTTGCGACTGCAACTGACTTGACAAACCTGCCTGTTGTGTAAACATACCGCCAAAGGTTTGGGCTTCGCCAAGAGCCTGCCTTCGTTCTGCTTGGGCTTGTTGCATTGCTGCTAATGACGCTCTGTCTTGTGCTTCTTCTTGTGCCTTAGCTAAAGCAAGAGACTCTGGAGTGCCTCCAAATTGTGCTGTACGTGTACCAAGTCGTCCTTGTGCTGCTAGTCGTTGTTCTAGCGCAAGACGTTGACGTTCTTCTTCAGGACGTTGTGAAGCACGTATTCGCTCAAAGACCTCTGCTTCTCTTTCGGCTGTGGGTTGTAGCACTTGTTGTGCCGCTTGACCCGCAAGACCACCGTACTGTTGACGTAAGGCTTCTACGTCTGCAGGAGCAGCAGTATCAAGACCAGCCATGCCTAAACCAAAGGCTCTTTGAGCTAATTCACCGGCTCCTGTTCTAACACCCGGAGCCTGAAGACCAGCAAAAGTTTGACTAACGTCTGGAAGAGCTAAACCACGTTCTGCTGCAGAAGCACCCATAAGTTGTCCTGCAAGAGCACCAGCACCAGTTCTAACACCGGGATCTGTAACCCCAGCAAATGCACCAGTTACGTCAGGAGCGCCGCCAGCCAACCCAGCGCCTCCTAGACCCAACGCTTGTTGTCCTAGTTGTCCTATACCAACACTAGGTTGTTGTCCTAAGAATCCTCCAACTTGACCACCAAACATACCTCTAAGAAGGTTTAAGTCTGCAGGTTGTGCTCCAGCAGCGCCCATGAACTGACCACCTAGACCAAAGGCTTGTTGGGACGCTGCTTGGGTAGGCATCATACCGAACGTAGGTTGACCCATGAGTTGTTGGCCTATGCCAAGAGCGCCTAGTCCTGCTTGTGACAACTGAGGTTGTCCTAGTACAGGCTGACCAAACATTTGACCGGCTTGTCCAAACAATGCTTGTGACAAGGCCATTTCCTGCGGAGACAAAGACACACCAAGACCACCTTCAGGAGTTGTCTGAAATTGACCTCCTGTTCCTGTGGTCACGGTAAAGGGTCTAAACTGCGTTTGTTGTAGCTGTTGTTCAGCAAGTTCTCCGGCCCCTGCTTGAGCTTGCTCGCCAATCTCGCCTAAGCGTTTATAAGCTTCTCCAGTTAAAAGACCGCCAGCAGTAGCAACCCCGCCTAAACCAAGTAGTTTCATTAACCAATCTGGCATTAGTAAGTACCTCCGTCAATAGTTCCTGTTGACAACGTACCGTTAAACGTCAGCGCAGGAATTGTTACTGTCCCTGTAAACGTAGGCGAAGCAATGTCTGCCTTTGTAGCGATAGCTGTTGATATAGCGTCAAACTCTGTTTCAAATTCAGCGCCCTTAATGATTTTACCGCTGTCTCCGGAAGGTAGACTGTCTTTAGCGGCAAAGTCAGTGGTCTTAGTATAGTTACTCATAGTACTTTACCCATTAGTGCTAATACGTTGATCTCTTGGAGAGACAAACCTGAACCGTCTATGTCTGCTTCCAACCCAATTGTTATAACTCCACCGCCTCCGGTAGTGTTTATGCCACGGCGTGACGTAAGATCACCACCTGTAAATTCTGCTGTGCTGTTGAACTCACTTTCATTAAAGTAACCAGTGACCTGATTACCTACTGTAAACTCTGCTGTCTGAAAGAATGTACCAAAATCATACGCCCACTTAAGGAACATGATTGCACTGTTAGCACCAACAATGGTAGGCCGCAATTTCTTAAGTATTTTCAGACGTGAAGGATCACCAAAGGTCAGACCGGGGCTGTAATACTTAAAACGGTACTTTTCGCCGTTGTCTCTGTAGCCACTGTACTGACCAATGCCTTCAGTGTTTCCAATAAGCAATGTACCGTCGTCCTTTCTTCCGTAAGCTGTAAACCCTGTGCCGGGCCAACGTGTTACACGGTAAGCTCCATTTTCTAGTGTTCCTCGAACGTCAAAACAAAAGGTTGTATCTTGAGCCGTAAAAGTTAACAAGTAAAATCCTTCTTCTGGACTGTACACTGAACGAAAGAACTCAGTTTCATTTTGCAGCAAACCAATAATGTCTTTAGAAATAGTACTTGACAAACTTGTAATAGGCATTGACTTTTCTTGTATTGTTCTGCCAAAGCTCTTTAAACCAGTGTGTGACAAAAACAAAACATCTGCGCCTGTGTGCTGCACTGTATCCCTATCAACACAACCAACACCTGCTACGGTATCTGAAAGAGACATCGTTGCTGGTGCTTCAGCGCCTTGGTACACAACAATACTGTGCTTACCAAAAATAATTAACAGGCCATTGTGTGCAGCTAAAGCAACAATCTCGTCGTACCCGTCAGGCCAAACCTTAGATATGTTAATAGACCCGCTAGTACCGCCAGACCAGTCATGACCTATCAACAGATCAGACCAGTACACTGTGGACTTGTCGTTGTTTACGTCAGCAGTCCAGAGCCGTCCATAGGCCGCTAAAACCTCATTACCGTACATAGTAGACGCAACACCAGCCGCACCAGAAACGCTACTAAGTTTAACTACAGAGCCGCCTGTAGCGTCATAGACCAATGGTTCGTTACTACGCTGAAAGAAATATATCTTGTCGTTAAAATTGACCATCTTCCAGTTGTCTGAAGTGATTGTCACAGACGCAGGAGTCTCATCAACTAACGTGGTTGTACCGCTAAGGATCTTGTTGTTACCTACAGAAAAGATCTTGGTGTTACCAGCGTTGTCTTCAAACTCTTTAATTGCTCTTATTTTTGCACTACCTAGTTCAGTCTTGTTTGTTGTAATAACATTGTATCCCTTACGTGACGCAATACGACCACGCTTGTCAATCACTGCGTTATCAGCAATGTCAGCAAACGAAGGGTCTTGTGCCAACGGAGAATCTTCTGTGTTGATTCCTTTGAAGGCTGGTGCAACAAGATTAATGCTTTGTAATTGTTGAGCCATAGCTACCTCACGGCGTATAGAAGATTACTTCTTCTGGGTGCTTTTGAGCGTCTAGCGCAATAGCGTCAGACAAGTACTTATCAGCAATGCTAAAGTATTCAGGAGCAGAAGTTCCTCCAGTTTCGCCACGTTCACGAGCCAACAAAGCAATAGCCAAGTGAATTACAGGCATTGCAGGAATGTCCATTGTGTCGTCATTAGCAGACAAATCAGCAGCACGTTTGACACAGTTAAAACGAATAGTGTACGCTTTGTCTGGTGTTGGGTAAATGTCAATCTGCGTGTCACCGCTGCTGTCAACACCGTTGTACGTGTAGTACGTAGGCGCACCTGTACGTGGGTCTGAGATTAAATAAGCCTCGTCAAAGAACGTAGCTGTCTTGTACTCCATGAACAAATTAGCTGTGTCGTTGATTACGTTAAGTGCTTTGATTCTGTTCTGGCTTCCTGTCAACACGTAGTTAAAAACGTCAGCAGTGGTAGTAATCGTTAGGGTAGTCCGAAGTGCTGACCAGTCCCATGCGTCCTCTACCATACGCTTTGCATCATTAACAAAGTCACCTACCATTTTACTGTACGTACTAGAAGCAACAGAAGTAACTTCTTCTTCTCGCATCCTTCGTAGGACGTTGTTTACTAGGTTTAAATAGGTCATTGTTTTATCCTATGGAATTTCTTGCAAAAAGACCGTTCATAGCTAACTCATAATCTTTTAATGCCGGTTGTGCGTTGTATGGAGACGTGATTAACTGCTGTAGTTGAACTGGGCTATAACCAATGTTAGTACTGTACGGGTCAAACATGCCTCCCCCACCTCCAGCTAACTGTGGCATGTCTAAATTAATATCAGGCAAGTCAATACTTGGAATGTTTATGCTTGGAATGTTTATGTCAGGCACGTTTACGTTAAACACAGGGCTTACAAATTCTGGTGTTGTCCCTGTGGGCAATGCTTCTCTGATAGGTTGTATAACGTACTCATCAGCAGCAGATCCTACAGTTCTAACTACGTCTTCTGCTTCTGACCCTATAGGTCTAACAATGTCTTCTACTGTTGACCCTATGGGTCTAACTACATCTTCTGCAGCAGCTAACACGTCTCCAATAGCTTGTGCTGGAGGCTCTACTATAGGCGCTACTGCTTGCCCTCCTGCTCTGACCACGTCCTCTGCAGTTGATCCTACTGTTCTTACAACGTCTTCTGTTGTTGACCCTACTTGTCTGGCTACGTCTTCTATGGCCTTAATTTCTTCTGGGGTGTCGCCAAAGTCAGGAATCTGCACGTTGCCGAAAAGGTCTAAGTCAATGTCGGGTATGTCTATGCCGGGGTCTAAAAAACCAAAAGAACCGCCTTCTTGAGAGTAATCAACTAAAGATTCTAAAACATCTTCAGCTTGGATCTCGCCTTCAAAAAGTGCGTTTACAGCTGTCTCAACAAAAGGATCTAAAGCCTCTGTTGGGATTGTTGTTGTTCCTTCGTCAAATACATTTTCAACGTCTATTTCATCACCTAACGTGTCTTGAATTACGTTTTTAATTTGTCCTGTAGTATATCCTTGAACTGCTCCTATAGCAATATCTTCTACATCTTCTCCAGTAACAGCACCGTTTAAAACACCTTCAACAATGTCGACTGTTTCTTCTACGGACAGTCCTGTTACGTCAGCAAGGTCACTAATAGCATTAGAAGCAGCAGTTCCTGCTAGTTCTCCTGATTGAATACCGTCAGCAACACCTCCAATACCTCCAGTAATGGCTGCTGTTGCTAACTGAGAAGCGTCCACAGAACCTGTAGCAACGCCCTGAGCAATAGCACTGCCTATAACTTTATTTACTGCTCCTTGTACAAAAGCTCCTGTTGTCGTTGCAGCAGCGCCTGTTGTTCCTGCGGCTGCTCCAGCAGCTGCCCCTGTGCTTCCTGTTAACGCTCCGCCCAAAGCAGGACCAACAGCAGCACCTAAGGCTACGCCCATGCCTATTCTCATGTAGTCGCCTACACCAAGGTGGTCGTCTACCTTCATGGTTTTTACGTAAGCAGAACCATTCCACTCATAGCGGTCGCCGTCATCATTGTAGATTGTTGAACCTACACCGTATTTTTCTAGGAGTGCTTGGTTAGCTTCAGAGTTAACCCAACGATCGTAAGCAGTTTGTCTAGAAGAACCAACAGTTGTTTCTAGATTTTCAATGTTTTGCATTGGGTCACTAGGATCAACAGTAAGGTCTGCGTCTCCTTCAAAAAGCATTCTTTGGTCTTCACTTAAACCTGCTTCTGTTACTCCTTGTTCAACCCAGTTACCCACGTCGTATTCACCAGACTGAATTAACTGCTCACGTTCAGTCATATAAGCAAGGTAATTGTCGAAGTCCCCAAAAGCTTCCTGAAGCATTTTAGAGTTTTCGTCATTAAAGTATTTATTAAGATCCTCTAAAGTTACTGCTGTAGAGTCTGCCCTGTTGTACAAAGCTGCTGGGTTGGCGTCCCCTTTTTCTTGCCCTTTAAAAAACGTAAAGGTAGTAATACCTTCTGGTTCTGGAGGCGGTGGTGGTGGAGGTGGTGGAGAAGGTGGCTCAACCTCAGATTCCGGTAAAGACGGAGGTGGTGGAAAGTCTACCTCTGAATAACCTTCTGGACTTGGGGCTGGCGCAGGAGGAACCACAGCTACTGGAGGAGTAGGTTTAGGAGGGCCTCCTACAGGACCACCAGCAGGATCAAAAGGTCCTGACTGCCCCGGTGTCGGCATAGGTGTTATAATAGGTGCCGTTTGTTTTACTGGGGCAGGAGCAGGTTTTACCGGAGTGCGTGTAAGCATCGGCTTAGGTGGTGCCTTAGGTGGTGCCTTAGGTGGTGCCTTAGGTGGTGCCTTAGGTGGTGCCTTAGGTGGTGCCTTAGGTGGCCCACCAACAGGACCTCCTACAGGATCAAACGGTCCTGATTGTCCCGGTGTTTGTTGACGTGGAACTACAGGTGCTGTTTGTTTTACCGGAGCAGGCTTAACAGGTTTAGGCGGTGTTTTGACCGGAGCTTTAGTTAACATGCCTTTTGTTGTTGCAGCAGGTCTAGCTATTCCTACAGGACTAGACGTAATGCTAACTCCCGGTTGAGGATTCTGAGATAAAAACCTAGCTGCTGCATAAACACTAGGAAACTGTTGTGTACCTACATAATACGCCATTTACTTTTCCCTCGATACGCCCTTGGTTTTTTCATAAGAGCGCATAGCGCCAAGACCAAGCATACCCATTAGTACAGGCATCATAGTCTCTAGGTCAATGAGTGGTATAGTGACTTCAACAGCCAACAGAGCTAGTACAAAGTTAGTAAACGGTATAACCATAAAGTTACCCATCATACCCAGTACACAACACCAGCCTACTGCAGGTCTCCAACCAGAGACAAACAAGGACTTGTGTGCTGCTTCTACTTTGTTAACCTCTAGCTGTGCCTTAGCAAGCTCCTGAGCGTGTCTCTGAGCCATTGTAGCGACTTCATGGGCCAACTTAGCCTTCTGGTCCTTGTCCTGTA